GGGTCTCGAATGATTCAGAAAGATGATAGTTTTAATCCTCCTGTAGAGATGATGGAGGAAGGGAAGTTTGAAAAAATAGAAAAGACAATTGACGTTTGGTACGAAGGCATCATGGTCATGGGTACTAACATTCTTTTGAAATGGGCCTTATCGGAAAACATGGTAAGACCAAAGTCCTCTTCTCAGCACGCAATATCAAACTATGTGGCTTGCGCTCCACGTATGTACAAAGGAGCTATAGAGTCTACGGTAAGAAGGATGATACCTTTTGCGGACCTTATACAACTAAGCCACTTGAAGCTGCAGCAAGTTATAAATAGATTGGTTCCTGATGGAGTTTTTATAGATGCCGATGGTTTAAACGAAGTTGACCTTGGTAATGGAGCGGCTTATAATCCTGAGGATGCTTTAAGATTGTACTTCCAAACAGGTTCGGTAGTTGGTAGAAGCTACACTCAAGACGGAGATTTTAATAACGCAAGAGTTCCAATTACTCAATTGAGTTCAGGTTCAGGAACCGCAAAGACTCAAATGCTTATTTCCAATTATAATCATTACATGGATATGATTAGAACGGTTACGGGATTAAACGAAGCTAGAGATGGCTCTATGCCTGACCCTAACTCTTTAGTTGGATTGCAAAAACTAGCTGCATTAAATTCAAACACAGCCACAAGACATATCCTTCAAGGTGGTCTTTACATTTACAAGACACTAGCTGAGGCAATAACATACAGGGTAGCTGATATTTTAGAGTACTCTGATTTTAAGGAAGACTTTATAAATAAAATAGGAAAGTACAATGTTTCTATTCTAAACGATATTTCAGACCTTTACATATATGATTTTGCTATATTCATTGAGGTTGCCCCTGACGAAGAGCAAAGAGCTCAACTTGAGAGCAACGTTCAAATAGCTTTGTCCAAAGGCGATATTAATCTTGAAGACGCTATTGACATTCGCGAGATTAAGAACTTGAAGCTTGCCAATCAATTGTTGAAGCAAAAGAGAAAGCGCAAGGAAGAAAGAGAAGAGAAAATGAAGATGCAGCAGCAAGCAATGATTTCGCAGCAGCAGATGCAGTCTCAGCAAATGGCGGGGCAATTGGCCTTACAAAAGTCTCAGACTGAGTTTGAAATGAAAATGAAGTTAAAAGAGGTTGAGACCGAGTTTAATATCAAAACATTGCAAGTGGAAGCAGAGCTTAAATCTCACTTAATGGCAGAGGAGTTTGGCTACACGCAACAAATGAATGGTATGCAAACAGAGATTCTAAATCAAAGAGAAAAAACTAGAGAGAAATCAAAGGATGAAAGAATAAGTTTGCAAAACACTCAGCAATCAAAACTGATAAATCAACGAAAAAACAATCTAGCGCCATTATCATTCGAGTCTAATGAGGACAGTTTAGATGGATTTGATTTTTCAGAATTTGACCCAAGATAGAATTAAAAAAAAAGTGTTAGATTTGTAAAAATTAAATTAAATCAAATGGATAATATTAAAGTAAGATTATTAGATGACGGAGACCAAAAAGGGACGGCTCAGCTAGAGCAAGAACTTCTTGAAAAACATGAAAAAGAAAATTTAGTAGAGGATGTAATACCTCCTGTTGCGGAACCTGTTCCTGCAGTAGATGATGATTTGTCAGAAGAAAAAGTTATTTCTTATTTTGAAAAAAGATACAATAAGCGTATTGATTCATTCGATGATTTAATGGCAGAGCGCAAAGAAGCAGAGGCCATCCCTGAGGATGTAGCTGCATTTATGCGATACAAGAAGGAAACAGGCAGAGGTTTTGATGATTATGTGAGTCTTAAAAAAGATTATGACTCAATGAATCCTGAGAGTTTGCTTGTGAATTATTTAAAGGCTACCCAAGAGGGGTTAGATTCTGACGATATTGAAACGTTAATGGAGTCCTACAAGTATGATGAGGACCTTGATGACGAGTCAGCGATTAGAAGAATAAAGTTAGAAACAAAAAAAGCTGTTGCTGAAGCAAAAAGATTTTTTAATTCTGAAAAGGAAAAATACCAAGTGCCGCTTGAGTCAAGCACTTCACTTGTTTCTGATGACGAAAAAGAAGAATATGAAAGCTATAAGCAATATACCAAGCAGTCAAAGACTGTTGATGAGGAGAACGAAAGAAAAAGAAGTTGGTTTAATAAAAAAACTGACGAGATTTTTGACAAAGAATTTAAAGGTTTTGATTTCAATGTCAACGATAAAAAAATTACTTTCAATCCCGGAGATGCTGCTGAGCTCAAAAAGATGCAATCGACTCCTGCAAACTTTATAAACAAGTATTTGGACAAGGATGGTCTAGTGAATGATGCAGCCGGTTATCATAGGTCGTTGGCGATAGCTATGAATCCTGAGAAATTTGCCAAGTTCTTTTACGAACAAGGCCAATCAGATGCAACGGAGGGGACAATGCGAGGCATAAAGAACATAAATATGTCTGAGCGCAGAGTGCCTGAAATTACAAAGTCAATGGATGGAATACAGGTAAAATCGGTTAACCCTGATTCAGGTAAAAGTTTAAAAATCCGAAGCATAAAGCGTATTTAAAAACAACTAAAAATTAAAAAAAAATGGCAGGTTCAATTCAAACAACACCTACTTTTGCATTACAACCGGCAGCGGAGCAAGTAGCGTTACAAACAAACTACATTACTGACTTTAACTTCTTGAATCAGTATCTTCCTGATACTTACGAAAAGGAATTTGAAAGATACGGTAATCGTACAGTAGCTTCATTCTTGAGAATGGTAGGCGCTGAAATGCCTTCTAATTCTGACCAAATCAAATGGGCAGAGCAAGGAAGATTGCACATTAAATATACAGCTTGTACTTCTGCAGGTGCATTAGGAGCAAACACTGCTACAGTTACAGTAGCTGACACAGGTGTTACTTACATTGCTATCAGAGTAGGTCAGACTGTTATGATTCAGAACAATGCTTCAGGAGTCTTCAACAAGGCAATTGTTACTGCAGTTCCTTCGGCAACTACTTTCACAGTAGCTTACTACGAGGCAGGCGGTCAGACTTTTGCTGCTGCTGCTGTATGTACTGTATTCATTTACGGTTCTGAATTTAAAAAAGGAACTAACGGAATGGTTGGTTCTTTAGAATCAGAAGATGACTTCTACTCTAACAACCCTATTATCATCAAAGATAAGTATGCGGTAAACGGGTCTGACATGGCTCAAATCGGTTGGGTTGAAGTAACTACTGAGAATGGCGCAACAGGATACCTTTGGTACTTGAAGTCAGAGCACGAGACTCGTTTGAGATTTGAGGACTACTTAGAGACTTCGATGATTGAAGCGGTTCCTGCAGCAGTAGGTTCAGGCGCTAAGACAGCGGGCATGATGGGTTCTGAGGGAATCTTTTATGTTGTAAATGACAGAGGAAACGTTTGGGGAGGTGGTACACCAACATCTTTAACTGAGTGGGACTCTATCGTTTCTCGTTTGGATAAGCAAGGAGCTATCGAAGAGAACGTTATTTTTGTTAACCGTGGATTGTCTTTTGACATCGACAATATGTTAGCAACATTAAACGGATACACTTCAGGTGGTGTAGCTCAGTCTGCATCATTCGGTTTGTTCGACAACGATGTTGACATGGCTTTGAATTTAGGTTTCACAGGATTCCGTAGAGGTTATGACTTCTACAAGTCTGATTGGAAATACCTAAACGACCCAACAATGAGAGGTGGATTAAACCAAACTGCAGGAACTGCTGCAGGTACAATCACAGGGCTTTTAGTTCCTGCAGGTTCTACATCGGTTTATGACCAAATCATGGGTAAAAACGCTAAGAGACCTTTCTTACACGTAAGATACCGTGCTTCAGAAGCTGAAGACCGTAGATACAAAACGTGGATTACAGGTTCTGCCGGTGGAGCACAAACATCTGACTTGGATGCAATGGAGGTAAACTTCTTGTCTGAGCGTTGTGTATGTACTCTTGGTGCAAACAACTTCGTATTATTCCGTTTTGGATAATATATAGTATATAAGAAAGAGAGTGTCTTTAAAGACACTCTCTTTATATTTTTTAAATCAAATTAAATTAAATTATTATAAAATGTCAACACCTAAAAATGCTACGGCAACAAGTAAAGTATATAAGTTACTTATAGGAAGTCCACTTTCCTACACATTATCATCAAGAAACCACGCGAAATTCCCTTTGATGTGGTATGATGAAAAAAAGAATGAGAATCGCGCACTTCGATATGCGGTAAATCAAAAATCTCCATTTGAAGATGAACAAGACGGCAATGCCATTCTTGAGCCAATTATCTTTGAAGATGGATTTTTAAATGTTCCTAGAACAAATCCTTCCTTGCAGGCTTTTCTGCATTACCATCCTTTAAACGGGAATATCTTTTCAGAGATAGACAAAGAAAAAGAAGCTCACGTACAAGTGGCCGATTTGGATGTTGAAATTGATGCTTTAATAGAAGCAAGACAACTTTCAGTAGAACAGATTGAAACACTTACTAGAGTGATGTTTGGAAAGGACCCATCAACAACGTCAACATCAGAATTAAGAAGAGACATATTGGTGTTTGCTAAGAATGACCCTAAAGGATTTCTTAATATCCTAAATGACCCGGAACTTCAGTTTCAAGACAAAATTAAAAGGTTATTTGAAGGAGGCCTATTGACCCTTAGAAACAACAATAAGGAGATTTGGTTCAATACCCCAACAAACAGAAAGAAGATGGTCTCAGTGCCCTTTGGAGAGAATCCTTACGATATAGCGGGAGGTTTTCTTTCAAGTACTGAAGGGATTGATTCTTTAAAAATGTTAGAGGCAAGTCTACCTGAATAAAGCAAAATTTATCAAAGAATAATTACTATAAAAAAGCACAGAATTAATCTGTGCTTTTTTTATTATATTTGTAAAAATATCTAAAATGATAAACGAAGTCAGAAATGCAGTTCTATCTATATTGAACAAAAACAATTATGGATATATTTCTCCATCAGATTTTAATTTGTTTGCGTCAAATTCACAAATGGAAATATATGAGGAGTACTACAGCAGCTATAACAANGTAATAAATCTTGAGAACGCACGAATATCAGGCACTGACTATGCTGACATCGAAAGCCCGCTTGCTGAAACATTAGAAACTTTTTTAGTTACTGATTACTTAGCCAAGATAGACTCTCGTTCTTTCTCTGTGCCAACATTAACTACAGTTGGAAATGATTCTTATTATTTGCTTAAATTGTTATGCTATCCTAATATGCTAGCTTCGGGAGAGTCTACAGCTACAAACACTTTTTTATTAGTAGATTCTAGCGCATCATTTTTATCAGATGGCATCGCTCAAGATGATATTGTTACCAACATTACAACAGGAGCAGTGGCAAATATTGTAAATGTTTTCTCAAATACTGCAATAACATTAGATGCAGACATATTTACAGNTGTACNTCAAGANTATAAANTATTTTCATCAGCAGTAAAAGAGGCTGAAAAAGTAAGCGTTGGAAGAATAACCTTGCTAAATAGCTCGCTTCTTACCAANCCGTCAAATATGTATCCTGCATACACTTTAGAAGGAGAGAAAATAAAACTTTCTCCATCNACAATAAACAANAAAGGACAAGTACAGGCNGTATATTTNAGACATCCTAAAGCCCCTAAATGGACGTATATTGACTTGGTAACAGGAGAGCCTATGTTNGACCAATCACAACCTGATTATCAGGATTTTGAGTTGCCNAAAGAAGATGGCTATAAGTTGGTTACTAAGATTCTTGAGTATTGCGGTATTACTATTCGCGAGACAGAAGTTACGAATTTTGGTATGGCGCAACAAGCAAGAGAACAACCTACATTTAGCGTCCAACAATAATAAAAAACTTATAAAATGGCTTATATATCTCAATATCAGTATTACGAAAATAATGGGAACCAACCACAAGATGAGATGTGGGGTTCGTATCAATATGTTAGCTTGGAAGATGTTGTAACCAACTTTGTTCTGATGTATTCAGGAAATCATTCATTGATAAACAATGAAGAAAAATACAAGGTCTTGTTTCACGCAAAAAGAGCCATACAGGAGCTTAATTACGATGCGTTTAAGGAAGTTAAGGTGTTGGAGCTAAACGTGTCTGATTCGTTGCGATTTGTACTTCCTTCTGATTATGTAAATTGGGTTAGAATATCATTGTATAAAGATGGGCTTTTAAGACCTCTAACTGAAAACATTCAAATTATTTCATCCAAGGCATATTTGCAGGACAACCGCGGCAACATATTATTTGACCAAGCAGGAAACATACTTCAGCCTGAGTATTCAGATATTGATTTTGATAGACTTACTAAAACAAAAAAGAGTATCTACTTAAATCAGTCAAACCAATTCCATGGAGCTGAAGGCTATAATTTTGAAGGGATGTGGTATTTTGATTATCATGTAGGCACTGCCTTTGGACTTAACACAGAGACTGCGAACTTTAATCCAACTTTTAAGATAGATAGCAAGGCAGGCGTAATAAATTTTGACTCAAGTATGTCAGGAGAGGTTTGTATCCTTGAGTATATTTCCGATGGCATGGAGGGAGGAGACAACTCACGTATAACTGTAAATAAAT